GCCGCAGCGCAGCAGCCGCACCCGCAATAGTGCCCACCATCACCAGCACCACCACCAGCCCCGCAGCACCGACGGAATACGCGACCTATAGCCCCGTATGGACAGAGCGCATCAACCCTGCCGACCTGCACACCATCAGCCCCGCGCAGCTTGCCGCAGAGCAAACCGCAGAGCAGCAGCGCCGCGCCGCATATGCCGCCGAGCGTGCCGCGCTGGATTTGCGCCGCGCCTGCCGCGACCACAAGCCGACCCGCAGCGCATACGCAGCACTCGACGCACAGAGCGCCGCATATGTATTCATCCAGCACATGAGCGCCGCCGAGCTTGCCGAGGGCATCAGAGCGGAGCAGGAGCGCCAGCAGGAGCAACAGCGCCGCGATTATTCCGCCGCCGTTGCCGCCGCCCGTCAAGCGCTAGAGGACACACAGCAGGCATTTGCAGCCGCCAAGGGTGACACATCGGCGCGAGGTGATGCAGCGCAATATAACGCGCTGGAGCGCATAGCCGCCGCCCGTCGTGCGTTATGTGGATTGACTGATTATAAGCAGTTCAAGTAATTTAGCAATACCGCCTAAATAGGGCGGTATTTTTTTGTGCAAAATTTTTTCGGAAAATTTGCAAAATCATTGCCGTTTCTCCGTCGTGGTGTGTATTAGGTATGCAAGGGGCGGCAAGCCCCGAGCAAGGACGCAAGCAGCGCCGAGCGACCACCCGCGCCGCCGAGGGGATGCCCGAGGGGATGCAGACCGCAGACGCGACCGAGCGCCCACAATCCGACCATGAAAAAGTTTAACAAACTTTTAACAGTCGGAAAAATTCCCAACATTGAGGGAATGAGCGTTGAACCTTTACAAAGATTTAACGCGGAGAATATCGACGTTGGCATGACAATTCATGCGCCTGCCTGCTGAGGCGTGGAGCAGCAGTGTGCAAGGCTTAACCTTGCATTTGAGAGCTATTGGACGGCATTCCCTGCCGTTGCTGATAGTATAACTAATTGGGCGGCTTGCCCGAAATTGGGATAAGCGGAAATCTGTTCGCGGAAATACGCGCAAGCATTCCCCCGTTTCGGATTTTATCTTCTGGTGAAGGTTCTATCTTGGGGCTGATTTCTGGTGAAGTTGGCTAGGAGTTAATGCGCTGTATGGATGTAAGCAGGTGGATGTGAACATGAAAAATCCTCTAGCCTTGATGCAAGTCAGGGCTATTTTCAGTGGGCTTGACCGGCTTCGGCTGGTTGAGCCTACATCAAAGAGCTGGCACTCTTTGAGGGAGGAAAAAACATGGAACAGTATTTCGAAAAGGCGCAGGAATTGCGCGATGCTATGCGCAAATATAGCGCCGAAGCAATGCGAACCGGCATCCCCGTATCTGAGGATTTCTATGTGAAACAGAAGGAACTTCTCAAGGTTATCCGTAACTGTAGGGCATATTGCAAGCGTCACAATCGCGAATATGTCAACATTTGAATAACTTATTGCCAGCCTTTTGATGTGGGCTTAGAACCCACAAATAATAATACGCGCCATTGAGCGCAAGGAGGATTTATCATGGAAAATATGCAGAAAAGAACGATGGATGTTGTGCTGGCTGAGATTAAGGAGAACATCACCAAGTTCAACCTGACCACCGATGTGGTTGAAAAGGCGAAGCTGGAGGTTGCCCTGAAGAATCTCGAATCTGAGTACAACGAACTGAGCCTTCTTCATGCGTGGGCAGGATTCAAGGCTGATGAACAGCCGATGGTTGCCTTTGCGAAGACTTATGACTACTCTATCGTTGGTCACAAGGATGTTGACCACCGCGAAACGAAGGATGGTGTGAAGACCATTGTCCGCACTCGCGTGGTTGACGAAACGAAGACCCGCATTCTGAATGTTCAGGACTTTGTTGAATGGACTGAGGAAAGCGGCGTAAGCGCAGCCCACGACAAGGGTTGGCGCAAGGCTATCAATGATGCCCGTGACGCTGTAATTGACCAGTGGAAGGGTTTCATGGCTTCTAAGGGGGATACCCGTGTGGTGTCCATTGGCAAGATGAAGAAAGCATTGCAGGGTATGGTTAATGCTCTCATGTTCGTCGAGGGCAATAATGGCAACAACGCCTTTATTGTGAAGGGCGATGTGGCTAAGGCGGTATTCGCCCTGTGCACTCAGCGCAAGGACGGCTTGAAGGGTTCCATTATGAGCGCTTCTGTTTGGAAGAAGCTTCAGATGGATGTTCTCCATGCTGTTGCGGCTGACAAGGAATTCACCATTAACTTTGGTGAGGAAGAGGATGAAGCGGTAGTTGAAGCCACGACCGCTGAGGAAAAGACCGAGAATAAGTAAACCTATATAGAAGGGGTTGGCGCAAGTCAGCCCCTTCAATTATGGGCTTACCCATAACTAATTTGTAGGAAGTTGTCATGAACATCATTGTGACGGACGGCACAATATTCCTCTTAACAGGTAAAAACCATGCTAAATGACTTTATGGAGGTATGACCATGAACTACAGTCTCGAAGCACGCAACATCATTTACAAGCTCACCGAAACGTTCATCACTGGAATCAATTTAGAATGCGACAATAATCAGACACTCTATGACCGAATGGCAGAAGAATGCGCGTTCATTCTGACCGAAAAATTGCTGGACGGCACCTACACTCCCATGCAGTACAACGCTATCCGCAATGAGCTGGCGAAGATGCTCTGGAATGTGTTCGAGAAGTATATCAATGAAGAGATGCAGTAAACCCATATAAAGGGGATTGGCATTGACCAGTCCCTTTAATTATGGGCTTATGACAATATGACGCCCTAATAGGAGGTATAACAATGACCAAGTTTGAGCAGGTAGGAATTAACTACCAGCATGAAGCGACCACCAAAGAAGATGCTAACCGCAGTTTCAAGTATAGTTGTGACTGTTGTTGCAATCGTGGTATGCGCATTGAATGTGACCGTTGCGCCATTGCTACGGTGCATAGCCTTGTAATTGCGGCATTTGATTCTAAAAAGAAAGACCGGTAGTATATTGCCGTTAGCACGGCGACGCAAGCTGTGCAGCAAAGAGTGAGAGCGGCTAAGGCTCTTAGGCTTCGGTGAGTAGAATAAACTTACCACGTGCCCACAAAACAACACAGCGAACTGTATACAGTTTTTTGATTTTATAAATGTGGGCACACCCTCTTGAGCAGAATACCTTGACGTGGTAAGAGGGCTGCACTAACGTGCTCTAAAAGTCTGCATGAGAATCATACCCATTAAGGAGGTGTAATTATGGATTCCTATGGGGCACGTTTGCGAAAGCTATATTGTTTTCCAGTAAGGGAAATGAAAAATCCCTAAGGGAAATTGACAACGGCACGCACTTGTGCTACAATATCTATGCGGGGAACCTTCGTTTCGATGGTTTTCATATATAAGGGAAAAGAGATGCTGTGGCGGCGTCTCTTTTCTCGCATTAAGGAGGAGTTTCAAATGAACGATGCGGAATTTCAAGGAATCCTGAACCAACTCGGACAGTACCTTGCAACAGACAAGAATTTCATTGTTAATCCCGTAAGGGAACCAGAATTTAAGCGTGCTGTAGCTTTGGCTAATGAACTATTTCCGAACGCAAATGTATACATCAAAGACGATCCACTTCAGATGGGTGCAATGATTTTGCGCATGGAGGCATTTGACATTAACATCAGCACCGAAAGGGAAACAATTCTTTTTACCGAGTTGATTAATATTGCCGACAACTTTGAAGTGTACGCAATTGAAGATGGAAATATCCGCCTTGCAATTGTGTTTCAAGATGTACTTGTAAGAATCTAACAATAAATAAAGTCCCTGTTTCCAATAACGGAAATGGGGACTTTTCACGTCCAATGTAAACGAACAGCCATAGTGCTAGAAAGGGAGATAAGAATTATGACGCTGAATGTAAACAACGACGTAACCATCAACGAAACCCTTGGCCATCACACCCACCATTGCTGTAAGCCCGTTATTAACAGAACTACTGGAGATATTTACGCAAGTGCAACAGATGCGGCGGAAATGCTTGGGGTTGATATCCGTTCAGTATCCTTGGCTTGTCTTGGAAAAGTAAAATCCTGTAAGGGAAATAGACTTGAATATCTTGACCGCACAAGCGGAAATGTAAGCTCACTTGCCGCTGAAATTCGCAGGTTGTATGCGGAAAATGAGCAGCTTAAGGCAGATGCCAAAATTGGACGTGCTATTCGTGAAGAACAGGAAGCGAAACGTAAAGCAGAAGAAGAGCGAAATGCAGCTATTGCAAAACTCGAAGTAAGGCTTGAACACCGTAAGCGCATTGTGGAACGCGTTGACGCTGAATACCAGAACGCCGTGCGTCGCATGATGGAAACGGAAAAAGAACTTGTTGAACTGAAAGGAGATAAAAGCAAATGAGCATATTTGCAATCCTTATTGCGGCAACCGCATGTGAAAGCGCCATAGACTTTGCAGAAACTTGTATTAACAAGGGAAAGGAGTATATGACCCATCAGAAATTTAAGCACACCGCACAGGCAAGACGCTATAGAAAAAGAAGATTTGTTTAGAAGCGAAACCTATATAAGACGCTTTGCTAATAAGGCAGAGCGTCTAATTATGGGCTTAGCTCAAATAAACAAGGGAGGTAGTACAATGAGCAATCTCTACTATGAATTGAGTAACGGAGAACTGGTACCAAAGCACAAGGTAGATGCTGCTTTTGAGTTGATTGAACGGTTGAAGGCAGGGTGTTCGATTGTTGGTCTTTCTGATATTGATGTGTTTACTAAGGGAGATAAGCTTGACGCAATTCTCCGTTTTCGCAACAAATACGATACTCCAATTGCTGAAGCGAAAGAAGCAATTGAATTTTTAAGGGAGGAATAATCATGCAGCGTGTAGCAACTTTTACTAAGATTCAGGGTAACGGAAATATAGAAGTTATTATGAACGGCATTGTTAACAAGGAAATTCAGCGCCTTCGTTGGCAGGAACTTATTGAACTCAACAAGGCAAATGAAGAGCTTGAAAGGGAAAGAGATGCGGTTAAAATGATTAAAAAACAGCGCGATAGGTTACTTGCAGAAAAGTACGCAGAAAGCAAGCCTAGGCGCATGAGCATTAGAACTCGTGTAAAGGAAAGCATCATTTTTGCATGGGCATGTCTCATTTGTTGGAGTGAAATGCTTGGATTGATTGAATATATTGGGCCTAAGAAAGGGAGGGAAAAGAAATGAAAATTAAAATCACAACTTTCAAATGTGACGATAATGGAATTGTAAGTTGTAGTGAAAATGTAAGCGATATCATTGATAAAATGATTCAACTTGCCGCAAAGGTAACTGAGCGCTGGGCAAGTGATATTGTGTATGATATCAATGAACTTACTGATGCAATAAAAAATAAAGAATCAATTGACAAGATTCTTTTCTTCCGCGAAAACGGAGTTACTACAAGGGAAACTAATAAATTAACAGCAGAACGTTATGATGGTCTCCTATGCTGTTTCACTCCTATTCAAACATGGAGGCTAACCCACAACCCAGACACGATGGAAACAAAACTTATTCGTGTCAACGTAAGAAAGGAAGGGCTATACTGATGAATGAAATTATTAGAATCCTAATGGAACGTGATGGTGTAAGCCGTGAAGAAGCAAAGGAAATGTATCTTGAATGCAAAAGCGAACTCATGGATGCTATATCCGGTACAAGTTGCCTTGACCCTGAAGAAGTTCTTGCAAGTGAACTTGGATTGGAACCTGACTATTTTATTTATTTCGTATAACGGAAAGGAGATATGAATATGACACTGAAAGAATTTGCAGGTGTTGATTCTTTTTATAGAGACATTGAAACTGAAAGGGAAATCTCGCATACAGAATACATGCACCGTATAATAGACAAGTTAGGACTTGAGAATATCGCACGCCATATTCCATTTGACATTGATTGCCTCAAAGAGAAATTTAAGAGAGATAAGCATTTTAACAATACGACAATGCAGGCTTGGGATGTAGCGGCAGGGTTTATACCACATATAAACAGGAAAACACATACTCTTGAATATAATCAATCTCATAGCGGACTTGCGTATCTATTCATTGATAACAGAATTACATGTTTTAGTGTATCTGAAGGAGTGAGTGTGTTAAAGGAAGCCGCAAGAATTTTATGTGAGGAGAATTAAAGAAATGAACAAAGACCAAGCGAAACGGCTTTTTGTAACAGCGTGCTACGGAAATGTTTATAATTTGCGTACAGCTATTAAGAAAGACAGACTTATGGTACAGGAAGATTGGAGCTTTTTCACTGACAGGCTTTGCCGTGATGGTGAAATCTCAATGAAACAATATGAATCATGGACTTTTCCGTGGCCTAAGAAAGGGAGGTAACACAATGAAATCTTCTGAAATGAAAATCACTGTAAGCCGCAGACCTGATGGAGTTCCTGAATTTACATTTCCTAAAGAATGGGACTTTGATAAGATTTTTGAACAGATTAGTGAATTGTGTTGTACACTTTCCGAAGAACTTGCGCAAGAGAAACGCATAAATTGGGCTTACAAATGTATGCTTGACTATGATAAAAATGTGGGGCATATCTATGGAGAATAAATACAGCATCATTCATATACACGACCACTATGAAATTTACATCAATGGAAGATTCTATTGTAGCGCAGACACTATGGAAGAAGCGGTAAGAGAAATTGAAGGAGGAATTCTTTATGAGTAATAACAATGGAACCAGCGGAGCAGACGTAGTATTTCATATCTTCATGACGCTAATTACTGGCGGTGTATGGCTCGGAATTCTTGTTGTCTGGCTTATAATTAAGGCAGTTTCACAGAAGTAAAGGAGGTAACGGAAATGCTTTTGAAACTAAATGATAACGATTCCCATTCGCTCATTATGCGGTTGAACATTAATTACAAACTTGAGTACATTGAAGTCACTGTTAGTTTTACTAACAAAATTAACGGAAAGCAGAAGACCAAGCAATTTGCCGCAAGTGAATTTTCAAAAGCACTTGCATACTATAACGAGATTGAAAACATGATATTTTAAGTAGGAATGAAAAAGGATATTCAGTCGGCGAAGATGATAACGGAGAGTACATTATTATCACAAACAAAGAAGAATATTTTTCATATGCTTATGTAAAATTCATGGAAGCACTTAATAAAATTGGAAAGCCAACGCTTGAAGAATTTACAAATGGAATTAGTTTGTGGAATCTTGACCAAGCAGTTGAAGATCAATTTGGATTTTATGTAGATGCGGACGGAGAACTAATGACGTTTGATGCTTTCATTCGCCGATGTGCAATTAATGAAAAATACTATATTGGTGGTACGATTGATTATAATTTTTAACAATACAAAATGAATTAGAAAAGGAGATAAAAATTATGGGTACTCGTGGATGTTACGGATTTAGAAAGAATGGCATGGACAAACTGACTTATAATCACTTTGATAGCTATCCTGATTGTCTTGGACGTACTATGGTGAAGTTTTGTAAGGCAACATCAATTTCTGAACTAAATGAAATCTTTGACAAACTTATTCTTGTTAATGAAAGTGCAAAGCCTACCGCAGAGCAGATTAAAGAATGCAAGCAATATTATGACGGAAACGTAAGTAGGAAAACCGTTGAAGATTGGTATTGTTTGCTCCGTAACGCACAGGGAGATCTTGATGCGTACAAAAATGGTCTGAAGTATATGATTGACAGTTGCGGTTTCATTAAGGATAGTTTTTGGTGTGAGTATGCATACATCATTAATCTTGACACAGATGAATTGGAATTCTGGGTTGGAGACCAAGACAAACCTGATATCTATAACAGGTACGGAGTTGAAAGAGACGGAAATTATTATCCCTGCAAGATGATGGCAAGTTATCCACTCATCACAATCTCCCTTAGCGAATACTCAGTACGGGATTTTGTAGACTGCATGAATAAAGCCGAAAAAGAAGTAGAGTAAATAAGAGAAGCTGCGCTATCTGGCTATACGAGCTATTAAAGGAGGTGATAATGTGCAAGATAGACTGCTAGAAAAAATGTTTGAGATGCCTCGTTGGGAAACACTAATTGAAAAGGCAGATCTCAAAGGGATAGATAAAGGTGAGCTTAGACAAATGTGCAAACCTGAAATTCGGTTGGCAATTTACAATGCAATTAAAAATGAAACAATTGAATTCGCACCAAGCCACATGGCACAAATTCCTAAAGATACTCCCGGAGAATACAGGATTGTGTTTGTAGGAGAGAATGTAGACAGATGCATTCAAAGTCTTATTAACGATTGCTTGTTTGAACTGTTCCCGGAAATGATCCACCCTTCATGTAAGTCTTATCAGAAGAATTTAGGCACAGGCAAAACGGTGAAAGAATTATCCTCAATTCTTGCAGACACAAAAACAGAAATCGTTGGCGTCAAGAGTGACTTCCACCATTATTTTGATACGGTTAATCTTGAAGCGATCATGAATGTATTTGATATTATTGAATCCAAACTAGGATTCAAAAAAGGAACTGAACCTGTAATGAATTTGCTTCGCAAGACTTGGAACAATAATATGGTATTTGATTTAGACGGGAATCTAATTGAACAATATTGTGGTATTCGTCAGGGCAATGCCGTTGGATCATTTCTTGCCGATGTTATCTTGTATGAACTGGATGATTTCATGAGTAAGAAGTACAAATTCTATTGTAGGTACAGCGACGATTGTGTAACTCTTCATGACAATCCAAATGAAGTGATTGATGATATGAATAGAATCATTTCTAAATATGGAGTAAGTTTGAATCCAAAGAAAGTAGAGGTGCTACGCAAAGATAGATGGATTAAGTTTCTTGGCTTCAATATCAAGGGAGATAAGATTACATTATCTAAGTCTCGTGTTAAGAGTTTCCAAAAAGAGATTGAAGCACGCACCATCAAGCAGCGCAACATCTCCATGAAGCGAGCACTTAATAAAGTGCAATCCTATCTCTATAAAGGAGACGGTAAGTTCTCATGGGCTACTTCAGTGCTCCCCATTATCAATGTTCAAAAAGATATTGACACTCTTAACACATTTATTATGGATGCCATCAGAGCTTGCGCAACCAATAAGAAAAAGATTGGAGGTCTTGGAAGCGTAAATGATAAAGAAGATTACACTATTTTAAGGGGGACTGGAAAGAATGTAACAGCTAATAAGAATAAGACAGACAAGGAAATTGAAGGACTTCTAAGCCTTGGTTGTATGAGAAATGCGTTGCTTACAAATCGTGCAGTATTCGACACACTTGTAAGGCAAATGTAACATTATCCGCAGTGCAGCGGTAAATTACAAAGTAATATAATTCAATAGAAGGCGTGCATAAGCCTGCCAGCTCAGATGCTCTAACAGCCCTATCGTGCCAACGAGCATCGAGCTCACAGGCAACACGCCTCTAACATGAAACAATTAAAGTTATGCACTGATATTATTGAGTAATTTAAATCATAGTGTGGTGATGAATTGCAAGGTAATAGAATTTAATTCGCTGCAATTTAACCAGATTGACAGCCCGCAACCGAGGCTTATCTCCCTCATTGCGGGCTATAAATCTAGCATATGCAGCCAACATGAAACTGATAAAGGAACGCACCATTATTATGAGCAATTCAAAATAATAGGAGGTATGGTAATGACAATTTTTAATGAGTTAATTGAAAGAGTTTCTAATGGAGAAACATTTCATATTGATTTTGAAAAGCGAACGATGAAGGTTGGCAATGGATTTCTAATTAAAAATGGAGAATATGATACTTCAAGGTATTTGTTCAGTATGGAAGATGATTCTTATTTTACGATTGACATTATTCTTCAAATGATTGACTGTTTGTATAAAAGATACAAATATTCCATACCAAGCAAAAGGAGTGATAGTAAAAGAAAAGTATATTTTAAGGCATGTTCTATGACAGAAATCCCGGATGACATATTACTTGCCGCAGAAAGGAGAGAAATTGCACAGAGCAAACTTGAAGGATTTATCTTGTGCATGATTCTTGAGGGTAGGTTTGTATGGGATGAAAAGAAACTCGGCAAATGGTTTTATCAGTCAAATGAAGATTCTGACCTAGTAATTCTTAGAAAATGGATTGAAAATAATTAATTATAGAAAAAGGAGCTTGATACTATGATGAACAGAAATAAAAGAATGGAAGCTTTGAACAACGCAGGAGTAGACACGAGTAAGTATTTTACTGTTAATCTTCCAGAAGGAATTAAACCTGGAGCGACTATTTCTCTTGTAATTAATGAAAATGGACAGCCTGTTGTTGTAAATGAAAAGAAAAATGATGTAATTGCTAATCAGATTATTGCTGATGGTTATGTAAGGAATTCTAAGCTTCATAGAAGATTTGTTATGACTCAGATGTTTCAAATGCTCAACTACGTATCCTATGATGGAACTGGGTCTGGGTATAACGCATATCTCAGAAAATTGTATGATTATAAATACACTTTTAATATGATGCTTGAGGAAGTAAGAGTGCTTGGTAAGCTCGAAGAGAGAGATGAAGAAAGCTTTAGAGAAAGAAGTCATTTCTTCACTAGGGAAGTTATCGCTAATGTCATAACCGATTATATGGAAAAGCTTGAAGATTATATTGATCAGCTTCCTACAAAGAAATGCAAGGGAATTCCTTACAAGCATGTGAAGGGAATGGACATTTTTGTTGCCGACTTGAATAAGAAAATTTATGAGCCTCTTAGAGACTGTATCTTTGCAATTAAATATGCTCGAAACTATTCTCAGAGGTATAGGTTGCTTAATAATTTTATGCTTAAAATGATTAAACTTCCTTCTGATACTCCTAAGAGCAAAGCATGGATTGATGCTTATAAGGGAGAAGGCGCATACTATACGATGAAGAATCTTCTTATGTTTCATAACTGCTTTGTTGAAGTTGAAAATACAGGACTTAAGTTGTATGGAACGAAGGCCGTTAGTTACATCAACTCTAAGCTTGACGAGTATAAAGGAGAAGGATGGAGAATGTTTGCTCTTATGAAGAAAGTTATTGCAATCAATAATTTTGATTATGGTGCAAGAATGCATGAGCTTGGCGTAAAAGGTTATTAAAAACATAGTGCAGATAGATACTGCAAATGCACAAGGTATTCATTCGATGCAGCAAAAGATGTTATTGGACCATTTAAAACGGAAGACGAGGCGTGGAAAGCCGCAAATGACGATGCAGATAATGAATGCAGAATCGATACGGAGAACGGATGGACTACGGATATGTATGTCCATGAAGGCAGCAAAGAAATTGAATTGATCAATTACTATAATGGTAATGAATGCATTACAGAATATATTGTATTTGAACTGTAAGATTTGGAGGTAAGTAATATGAAGCATGAACAGAATTTTATTATGAGTAGACGGGAATATATTGATTTCCTTGCAAACAAGAGCAACGAGATTAATATGGCTAATAAAAATAGTAAAACCGGTGCTGCCTGTCTTAATCTTGCGTTCCCCGTGTGTACTTGTCGTGTTGACGCACCATGTAAGGCAACTTGTTACGCCTGTAAAGGATGCCAAATGATTGCAAATGTACAAGCGGCATATTATAGAAATCTGAGACTGTATCATGATGATCCCGATAATTTCTTTGAGCAGGTATATTATAAAATTAAGTTCTCTGGACTTCCTAAAGTGAGACTTTTTGATAGTGGAGATTTTCCCGATGCAGATTTTTTGGTGAGACTCGTAGAATTGTGCCGTAAGACTCCTGATACAAAGTATATGGCTTTCACTAAGCAATACGAAATTGTAAACGATTACATTACAAAAAACGGAAATCTCCCTGATAATTTGAATATTATGTTTTCTGCTTGGCATAAATTGTGGAACGTACCTAACCCGTATGGTCTTGGTGTGGCATATGTAGATTTCGATGATAAAAGCCTGAATCCTGAGTTCCCTAAGAACGCATTTGTGTGCCCTGGTAGAGCATCTACTTGTTCAGCTTGTGGTGCGTGTTGGAACAAGAAACTCACGGCAGTACTGTTTCACCAGCATTGATAAGACAACACAAAATGAATGGAGATGATAATTATGCTTAAGAATTATGTGCCGTCAAAATGGTGTAAAATCACAGAGTATCAGCTTGTGTTTGATGATCGTCGTCACAACGGATTCGGTTTCCCATGTGATGCAAATGGAAATCTACTACAAAATGAAGAAGAGAATCCAGAAGCTTATAAAAATTTGCGCTGGTGCCTTGAACACCCAAATGAATTTGAACGATTTAATGAAGTTGTAAAATATACTCATAATGTAAGAGATGATGCCCACGGAACCTGTCATTGTGGCAACGAAGTGTATCTGTATAATCAATATCATGGCGCTTGTCAATGTTCAGAGTGTGGACAGTGGTATAACTTATTTGGCGAAGAACTTTTGCCGCCAGAAGAATGGATTGAGGAGGAATTTTAAATGAATATATGCACAATAAGAAAATTAGAAAAATTAGGCTTTGATAAAGATTGGCTAATGGTTGTTAAAAGTGAATGGAAGCCAAAGAAACGTGGTGCATATGATATGCTAATAACAGATATACAAAACTTATCTGATGATCCTTTATATGGTACACGTATTGAACGTACAAAGTTTAATAATGATTATGACTTATCTTTAATTCTCAAATATTTTGAGGGAAATGCATATGTCATTGTAGAAGTAGACAGCAATGAAATTATCAGTAAAGGCATTCTTGATGATAGTGTTTTTGACACAATGCATTATTGGACACAAGAGAATTGGGATATATATAGTGATAAGGAGTTGGAGAGCGAGCGACAAATGCAGGCTGCAAGAAATGAAAGCATAATTAATAGACTCACAAGAGAAAATTATGAACTTCAAGTTGAAAATGCAAAGTTGAGATTGCAATTAAAGGAGAAACAAAAATGAAACATATTGAAGCCACGAGCAAAGATGGTCGTTATATTAAAGTATCAGATGATGAAACTGGTAAGGATATTGGAATCTATTGCGACAACATGGAACAGGCAAACGAACTTATTATCAAACTTGTTGCTGAACTTTTGAAAGGAGATTTAAATTATGGATATTGTGAAAATCGCATATGAAAAATATAAGCTTGATTGGATGATCAGTCATGGTCATACGCTCGAAGAACTTGTGCATGAATTGAGTATAATGCAAAAAGAAGAAGATTCAACTACTGTTTTAAGTTTATACGAAGATTGGGAATATGAATTTGGTTTTGGCAGTGAGATTTGGGCATGCTATGATGAATTTATCGAATGTGAATTTCTTGATATTGATTATATAAAAAATATACTTACAAAGCATGAATATGATGTATATCTGGTATATATAAACGAAAATTATACTTTTTAATTAGGAGATATGATATATGAAAATTGAAAAACTTATTTCTGAATTACAAAAGCTTCAGAAAGATTATCCTAATGTAGAAGTTTGCTTTACAGATGGAAATAATCAAGAGTGGTTTGAAACTTTTTTCCAGAATTTTAATATTGATGAAGAAAATAACATAATTGAAATGCTATTTGATACGGAGGAGTAATTATGAAAGCACCTAAAAATTATAAAATTGGATATAAACTTTTTGAAATGAGGGAAGACGGGAAGCTCTTCCCTCTCTTCATTTCTAAAGGAAAAGAAACTCCCATGAACGAATGGATTCCTGCAGAAAATAATCCCACCAAAGGATATGCTAGCCGTCCAGGTTGGCACTGTTCCATGACGGTGCCGGATGCACCACACCTTCGCGGTTATGACGGGAGCAATCTTGGGCCATATAAAAGCAGGTTTAAGAATGGAAAGCGTGTTTGGTGTGAAGTTCTGTATAATACAACTGTAGATTACAGAGATGAGGTATCTAAATTACATAAGAAATGTTTCACGGATAAGCTTCCAACCAACGGATGGTATCTGTTCAACGAAGGAAACCGATCCACTTGGGCTATTTCTGATGCAATCAAAGTAATCCGTATTCTTACAGAAGAAGAGCGCCAAGAGATTCTAAGGCAAATGAATTACAATGAATCCACGGCATTCGAACCGTACAAGAGAGCATTTAAAAAGAGAATGAAGTCTATATAAAATTCCAAATATTTAAAATTGTCAGTCTTGACAATACGAAATGAATGAGTTACAATATACGTAATTCAATAGTAAATCGTTAATGAAAAGAGGTATACTATGGAATGTTTGTTCAACTGTGAATCTAATAACTGCTGTGCGTACTGCAAGCACCATCACGCGTCAATGACCGTGCGGCAGATGAAAGTAAAGGAATGTCTCCAGAAAGAGTGCCGTCATCTTGTTAAAAATGAAACGCATCAATACTGGCGGCAGCGTGAATTGATTAAGCAAAAAAGGAAACTGCGTAAGTTGGCAATCAATGCGCTTATTTCAGCGAATGTATAATAAATGAGGAAATAAAATGATTATCAAAATTTTTAAAATTTCTACGCAAGAGATGGTGACTATTCTAAATAAAGAATGTCTATGTGATTTTATTAATCAAGAAACGGGGAAGGATCCAGATAGCAAACTAACAATTTTTAAGCTATTAAAATACCTACCAAGGGAAAACTATTACCGGGTGAAATAATGGAGAGGATATATGAAGATATATAGACTATGCTCGTTTAATGGATATGTTACCAGCGGAAGTTATTTTGTATATAAGGGGGAAAAGTACGGAGAATTCACAGAGGTCAGATTTACCGATGAATTTTATAAAGAAAACATAAGGCCGGTAAATATGACGGCCGCAGAAATACTTGGTCATGGGTACGCTAAGACGAGAAATTTTGTCAGTGTTGGAACTAAAAATGGCAAAGAAGTATATTTCTTTAGAAACCACCAACAATCTTGGACCAGCGAGGAATACTTCGATTTTATTCCAGATAGAGACATTAAAGAGATTATTCGACCTACCTACTATATGAAACCAAAGGAGTTGATAAAGCTTCGCTTAAAAAATGGAACTTGGTTCAACTATGTTTGGAAGCAGACATTGATTTATGTACTTTGCTTGTTGATATCACCAGTTTTTAAGCAGTGGTATTTGATTTGGACGACGGGGTTGTATTTGTATTTGCGGTTATGTTATATTGAATTATCGAAGGGAGAGGTCTGGGTTGAGTGGTAGAATCGAAAAAGAAAATGAAGCGAGAGAGAAAATGGAAAAGAAACTAAAAGATTTGCCAGAGATCTTTACTTTGTTTTATAATTGGATGAATGCACGTGATAAGACATACACTACTATGAACAATTATATTAATCACGTAGTAGACTTTATGAATTTTATTACAAAAGGGAAAAATAAAGAAATATTTTACAAAAATGTTACAGACAACGATATTGAAAAATATATGATTTCAATTCGAAGAAGAATTGTAAACGATGAAGAAATAGAAGTTGGCGACGATATTCGTGCGGCAAAATGGTCGTCGTTGAATACTTTCTTTAAATTTTTAAGTCAAAAAAAATATATTGTTGGAAACCCAATGTTGCAAACAGAGCGTCCTAAAGTAAGAACTGAACATGCAGTAACGTACATGACACCAGAAGAAATTAAATCAGTTTTTGAACGCATTGGGAGAGAAGCTAGACCAATGGTTAAAAATAGGGATATGTGTATAGTTGCTCTTGGTCTAAGTACAGGACTTCGCGTTTCGGCAATTGTAAACATTGACGTCACTGATTTGAATTTTAAAGAAAATACAATTAAGGTAATTGAGAAGGGGAGAAAAACTAGACTAATTAAATTTGAAGATACTTTGAGAAATCTTTTACTAATTTGGATTAAAGATAGAGAATTGTATTTTGGTGGAGAAGAAGTTGGGCCACTATTTATCAGTCAAAAGAAAAACAGAATGTCTGTAGATAGTGTTCAGGAAGTAGTCAAAAAGTATACAACGCATCTTCCTAAGCATATTACTCCTCATAAACTAAGAAGTTCTGCAGCCATGAACCTACATGGTGCAGGTGTTGATGTTCTAACCATTGCATCTATATTGGGCCATGAGAATGTAGCAACAACGCAAAGATATGTAGAAGCATACGAAAGAAATCAGATTAATGCTTCTAAAATTCTTGATGAAATTATTAATAAAACAACGGAACAATAAGTGTCTTCCACACATTACCAGTTGATAATATGAATATTCATAATATATAATAATCCACGAAGGGTGGCAATACAAATGTATCAATCTGAAATGAAAGAAGGGTTTATAGAGGACTATTTACGAAGCCGCTTTGTAGCAAGAACTTCATTGAATAGTCTATTTAAAAAAACAGAACCATTTGAAAAAGAAAATGGAAAAGATTGCAGTCAGTTTAATGAAAATGAAATATTAAAAATGTATACAGAGTTTAATGCAAAAACTATTTATGTACTTATGAACTACAATACAATTTTAAAGGCATACTGTGCATGGAAAAAATATTACCATAAAGAAAATACAACCAATGCGTATAATAATTTAACTATCGAAATGCTAAAGCCATGTGTGCCTCAAAATAGTGTAATGTTTTTAAGTCGTGAAGAAATAACTAATATTGAGAATCAAATATATAATTGGACTGACAGAGCAATTATAGAATGTCTTTGGGAGGGTATTTCTGGACCGAGTATGATTGATTTAGTAAGTATTAATCAAAAGATGATCGACACTGAAAATAAGATATTATATTTTCCAGACGGACGACTAGTAAAATTAACTGACAGGTTGTACGATTTACTAACTAAAGCATTTGATGAAAAAGAATATGTGTGCTACAGCAAAGATTTAATGGTTATTAAGCTTAATGGAGAAAATAAACTATATAAAGAACTTGAAAATGCACATGCGCGTGATTCAAATGATAAGTATTTTAGATGGGTTTATAGAAAAGTCAGAAACTGTAGAGATCATGTTGGTATGCCGGGGCTGACAATGAAAAACATTCAAACTAGTGGGATGTATTATTATCTATGCCGAGGGATACAAGAAACGGGGCTCGATTTAAGAAGTTTTTTAAAGTCTGAAGATGGAGAGTGCTTGATGGACAAATATGGTTTTCAATCAAAATATCGTGTAGATAATATATATCATCATTTTCAAGATTATATTTAATTGATAGCTTCAGGGGGTAGGGTATGTTGCCGAAATATATTATAAAAGATTTTATAGACCAATTTAGCATTTTAGACATTAAAAAGGCAAATGTACAAATTAGACATAGTTTTTATGGGAATCAAAAATCAAACCAATGCGATATTTGTCCATTTGTAGATGAAGATCGTATTGGTTTTATTAAAGATGATGGAGAGAGAGTGTATATAACATTTGATGAATTGTGTGAGGTTGGCATTGATAATGAAGGATGCTATCTTAAAAGTGATGTAATGGAATTATATATTAAATATATTTTTTAAAAAGTGAGAAAGAGGCTTGACAAGTCTCTTTTTTTATGTTATAATGCTTAACGAAGAGAAAGGCAATACAAAATGAATGGTATTGAGACAAAAAGAGAGGAGGCCAAAAATGAGTAATGAATATAGATTTAAAAAAGAAAAAATGCTGCCACATTCAATGTCAAACATGTGGAATTATATATGCGGTCCAACGTAATATTCCGTTTGAGGAGATGTATGTAAAGGCAAATTGCCCTAACTGCGGGATCGTAACAGGGTTGAATTTGGGTGATAATGAAGATGATGTGTATGTTTTCATGAATGAAAATGTTGATCCGAGGTATTATTGACAGTACGAAATGAATGAGGGAAGACAAACATGAATGAGATTCAAGTTTTTGAAAGTGAAAAATTTGGACAGATAAGATCTGTAATTATTGATGAAGAACCATGGTTCGTGCTTAAGGATGTGTGTAATGCATTCGGTGAAACGAATTATAGGCGCGTTTCTTCTAGATTGGCTGACGACGAAAAGGGTGTGTCGCAAATTAACACCCCTGGTGGGATGCAAAATATGACTGTGATTAACGAATCTGGAATATACACAGCATTGTTTGTTATGCAACCAGAAAAAGCACGTGGTGTAGACGATGAATATATTGAAAAGAGACAAAATGAACTTAAGACATTTAAGCGATGGGTAACTCATGATGTTCTCCCTTCAATTCGTAAACATGGCATGTACGCTGTAGATGAAGTCCTTGCAAACCCAGATATGTTAATCAATGCACTTCAAGCGCTTAAGAAAGAGCGTGAGGAAAAAGCACTCCTTAAGCAAAAGAATGAAGCACAAGCTCTTTTGATTACGGAAATGCAGCCGAAGGTAAGTTATTACGATAAGATTCTTCAAAGCAAATCAACTGTGTCAGTTACTCAGATCGCTAAGGATTATGGAATGAGCGCGGTGAAGTTCAATTCAATTCTACATGGTCTTAAAGTGCAATATAAACAAGGCGATATGTGGATGCTATATCAGAAACACGCCAATAAGGGATATACAAAATCAAGAACATACACTGTAAGTGACGACGTTAGTAGAATGGGCACATATTGGACACAGAATGGTAGAAAGTTTTTGTATGATATATTGAAGAAAAATGGAATCCTGCCTGAATGTGAACGAAACTAATAATGACAACACAAAATGAATGACATGAAAAGGAGATAAGAATTATGGTGTATGATGGAACTAACAACTCGGAGCTGATTGTATTTCATACGGTGGAAGATTCGGATTATAAGCACTTCATTGAACTGTATAAGTACATGAATTCACAGGTGCTTTCGGTTGGTTGCTGTTGTGATCGCGATTGGGGCTATAAGTTTTTCATGACTAGTAATTCGGACTATGAAAGAATTAAATTCAACATCATGGAGGCCGTTTTCGAATGTGAAGATGTTGATGAACTGTTGGACACTTTGGATGAAATTTTTTGTGATGGTTTTAGCGATATCATGCTTGAAAATGAGTGTGGAGGCCATTGTGACTATTGCGATGAGAATGATAATAATGAAAAGAATGTATATTTTTTAAACGAAAATAATAAGTATTTGAATTGACGAAAAGGAGAGACGTAATTATGGCAGAGAGACTACACGAACTTAAGCAGACTACAAGTACTGTACAGCTTCGCGGCGTAATCACTGGTACTAAGAGCAATAGATTTTATAAGAGCGGCACCGGTAAGAATGGTGGCGCATGGAATGCAATTGAAATGGGTGTGAAAATTGCGGAAAACGAAACAGTATACGTAAAGCTGAACGGATTCCCTCGTCCTGAAGTATTTTACTATAAGAAGGGCGAAGGTAAGGCCAAGGGAGACACTCAAAAGGTGGCGTGGAAGAACAGACACAAGTCTCCGGGAGAGGGATATCGTCTAATTGGTGTTAATATTAGCACTGGCAAGGATGAAAACGGAAAGAATATCAATAAGAGTTTTACAGAGTATGATGCTGTTGAGTGGATACACGAAAACATTCACGACGGAGATAGTGTTCTAATTAGAGGCAGTCTTGAGTTTTCTTCTTATACTGATAAGAACGGACAGACTCGTAGAAAGGTAGATATTGTTCCGAATCAGATTTCTTATACAAATGAGCCGATTGATCTTGACGATCCAAATTGCAATACGATGGCAGAATTTGAAAATGTGATTGTTTTCTCGTCTATTGACAAAGAAGAAGATGAGAACGGGAAGGCAACTGGAAGATTTGTCCTAAGTGGATATTCTATTGGGTACAACACCGTTGAGCCTGTGTCTTTTATCATTGATGCAGAACACGCAAAGGTTGCGAATGCAATTAAGAAGAAGATGCGTCCGGGCAATGCAATTAAGACATATGGCAGAGTAGTTATCAAGAATAATATCGAGACGGTTGTAGAGGAAGATCCTTGGGGCTCTACTGAAACTTCTCCGTTTGAAAGAGTTGTTGGGCCCACAATTAGAGAGTATGTTGTGTATAAGGTAGACGGAAGCACTTTTGATACGGAGACTTATTCTGAGGATGCAATTGCACAGGCGCTGCGCAAGATTAAGGCGGCGAAAACTGCCAAGGAAAACTTTGGTGAGAAGCCGAGTGCGGCAGTTAGTGATGATGCAGATGACTGGGGTAGCGATGATGACGATAGTCTAGATGATGAAGCTCCATGGTAAGGTAAATAAGGAGTGGGCGTAAGCTC